GTTCCGCTCGTGCTCGCAGCACTCACAGCTTTTGCCATGCGCTGGCCACGCCGGTTCACCCGATGCATGGGGTTTGTAGACGCGAGTGTGATCTGGTCTCTGTTCAAAGCCAGTTGTTGCGAACGAGGGTTTATCATAGTGCCCGTCTTCTCCAGATTCCTCGTAGGACGATTCCGATTCCGAGGTGGACGTTGACGATTTGAACGAGGTGATTTTGAGTTTATGTAATTCTTCCACAAGCGCTCTTTTTCGTTCTTTGGCTTCCCGCTTATTTTTGGGCGAGCCAGAAATTGTTGTTTCGTTAGTGTTGACATGCATGATGAATGTTTTTGGGTGTCAAAAACAATGGGGTCACCATCATTTTTAAAACCTTCCTCCTCCATACGACATCCAGAGACATCAATCACGGGGCTGGGAAAAAAGTAACCGCCCTCAACACCAATCCAAAATCGTTGAATCACAATATCCCGCGAGGGAACTCCGGTTTTGCGTAAGTGAGTGGCAAAAGAACCAGAGAGATTGGGATCGATTAAGGATACGAGAAGAACATTTCGCAGCTCCTCAAATAAGGCAAGGTCGTTCCAAGCCAGATGTAACAAGGCATAGTATTTAGAAACTTCATCGTCCATCGTATGTTTATCGATGACAGTATACATTGCCGCTCTGATTCGATCAGAGTTATAGGAGGGGAGATAATAATCTCCATACTTAACGCAAGTTGCGCCAAGAAACTCCATACCAACAGGGCCAAGCTGTACCTTACAGGCAGATTCCTTGACAGTTAACCCAAAATGTTTATAAAACTCGATAATCTGTTTACGAATTTCAATAAAAAGCTGAGGATGTTCATCCTTTGACCAGCGATTTATGAGAGTGCTGAGATTGTCGTCTCCGAAGAGAGCAGCAATTTGCTCCTCAAAGGAAGCATACCCACGCATCTCAAACATTAGTTTGATATAATCTGAGACAATTTGATGCATAATGCAGTTATCACCAGTGGTGACACCGCTGCCTGAATTATTGCCCCAGTCTTTCCAAATTACATCCCCATTGGGGAGTAAAAGATAGGAACTAATCGTGTTTTCTAACATCCAGTCATAATATTTCTGTAATGACTCTGGGATGTCGAGACCACGCCGGCGGAATTCCCAACACTCGCGCATCAAACAGATAATTCTGTCCCAGCCACTTATGTCAGAAGACCACCAGATCCGATTTTCTGGATCGGTATGTTCCATGATAAGTTT